ACGTCTCAACCCGGGGCAACGCCGGCTGGAAAGCAACGCTCGCCACGCTCAAGGACGGCTCGATCGAGTTCGAGATGGTTTGGGACACGGCCGACGCCAGGTTCACGGCGATCCGCACGGCGTTCTTTACGAATGCCCCCGTCGAGTTCGCCGTCCTGGACGGAGACAAGGCGACGACCGGCACGCAGGGACTGAGGGCCACGATGGCCATCACCAAGTTCAGTCGCAACGAACCGCTCGAGGAAGCGATCACCGTCAGCGTGACCGCCAAGCCGACCTACAGCGATCACGCGCCGGAATGGATGGTCGTGCCGTAAGCCGCTCAGAGTTGAGAGCCAGGAGTCGAGAGCAAAAGCACGAGGCCCCTATGAAATCGTTCGCCGATGCCAAAGGCCAGACCTGGACGATCGAGATCAACGTGGCATCGCTCGCACGAGTCCGCGCCGTGACCGGACTCGACCTTACCAAACTGGTCGACCGCCAGGCCGATCTCTTTTCCAAGCTGGCGGGTGACCTGTTCGTCTTGTTCGACGTCTTGGCCGAACTCCTGCGGCCGCAACTCGAAGCCAAGGGGATGACAGCCGAGCAGTTCGGCGAGTCGCTCGATGAAGAAGCCGCCGAGCGCGCGGTGACGGCGCTGATCGAGGGGATTCTCGATTTTTTCCAGGAAGGGAAGCGGATGCTCCTCAAGCGGGCGTTGGCCAAGGTGACGCAGGCGGCCCAGCAGCGTCGGGCGGCGACGCTCAACACGGCGCTGCAGAAGGTCGAGAGTCCCGAATTCGATCAGGCGCTCCAGACGGCTCTCGCGTCGACACCTGGAGGTTGATCTACGAACTGGCGGGCATCATCGGGATCGATCCCGGCCCGTTCACGCTGCGCCAACTCTGCTGGATGGCCGACGCCGCCTCCCGCGACCGCTGGCAGCACACCGCCAGTTTGATGGCCCTTCTGGCCAATTGCCATCGCGATCCGAAGAAGTCGCGCGCCTTCCGTCCCAAGGACTTTCATCCGTTCGAGAAGCCGCGCAGCCATTCGACCGGCCATAGGCCTCCCAAGGTCGGGATCGAAGTCTTGAAACAAGTCTTCGTCGATCGTCGCCCGCTGTCTGCGGTGGCGCATTAACGCGCCGTTCCGCCCACTGTCTGAACATGCGCAGGCATCCCAACGCGAAAAGCACCGCTGAATTCCTGGCCGCCGCGCGGGCCAAACATGGGGACAGATTTGATTACTCCCAGGTCGAGTACGTCAACGCCAAACGGCATATCCTGATCGGATGCCAGTTGCACGGTGTGTTTCGGCAAATTCCTGAAGTGCATCTCAAAGGCTCAGGTTGCCCGCACTGCCGATATTTGCGGGCCGCGGCCAGGTCGCACAACTCCTTGGGCGAAGATGCTCGAGCGATTTCAACGCAGGCATGGAGAACGGTACGAATATGAGAGCGCCAGTTATGTCAATGAGTCTCAAAAGATGACGATGAGGTGCCGCGAACATGGTGTGTTCCATCAGCGGCCCTATTGCCATGCAGCCGGCCACGGCTGTCCACATTGCAAGTACGAGCAACTATCTCGCAATCAACGGTTGACGCTCCCGGAAATCCTGGAGCGGTTTCGACGTGCCAACCGCAAGCGTTATGACTACTCGCTCGTGACACCGACCCGCAACTGCAATGGGAAGGTGTCGATCGTCTGTCGGAAGCATGGCGTCTTTCGTCAGTCGGTCACAAAGCACGCCGGAGGAGAAGGATGCCCGGCGTGCTGCGAATCGCACGGCGAACGACAAGTCGCACGGGCGCTGGACGAGTTGGGACTGCCCTACATGCGACAGCGGCGGTTCACTACATGCCGCGACAAGAAGCCGTTGCCATTCGACTTCTACGTGCCGAGCGAGTGCTGCTTGATTGAGTTCGACGGGCCTCAGCACTATCAGCCCTCGCGCCGATTCAATTGGGAGACGATCCAGCGGCACGACACGATTAAGACAGAGCGGGTCGCCAGACACGGTTTCCGGCTCATCCGCATTCCGTATCACCAACTCCACAACATTCCACAGATCTTACGTTCTGTGTTCGACACTTCACGTCTTGAGTCCATTGCATGCCTGCGTCCTCCACAGCAATCAGGGCATCGCGAGCGTTCGTTGAGCTTCTAGTCGACGACTCCCAGCTCGTCCGCGGCCTGCGTGCGGCGCAGAAGAAGCTCCAGGCGTTCGGAGCGGCCGTCCAGTCGCTCGGCAAAGGCCTGTTCGGGATCGGCGCGGGACTCGCCGCTCCGCTGGCCACGGCTTCGAAACTGTTCGCCGACGCGGGAAGCGATCTCGTTGATATGAGCCAGCGCACGGGAGCGTCGGTCGACGCCCTGTCGGAGTTGGGTTATGCCGCGGAGCAGTCCGGGTCCGACCTGACCACGCTGGAAGGGGGCCTGCGCAAGATGCAGAAGGCTGTTGTCGCTGCGGCCGAGGGTTCCGATTCGGCCCAGCAGACCTTTCGCCAATTGGGCCTTTCTGCTTCCGACCTGGCCCATCTCTCTCCCGACCAACAATTCGAGCTTATCGCCGACCGGCTCGCCAAGATTCCGAACCCGGCGCACAAGGCCGCGCTGGCGATGGAAGTCTTCGGCAAGACGGGGACGTCGCTCTTGCCGCTGATGGCCAACGGTGCGGCAGGCATCTTCGAATTGCGGCAAGAGGCGCAGGCGCTCGGCCTCGTGATGTCGACGGAGGACGCCCAGGCGGCTGAAGCGTTCGGCGACACGCTCGACACGGTCTGGAAGGTGCTCCGCATGGGCGTCATCCAGATCGGCACGGCGGTCGAGCCGATCCTGTCGGACCTGGCCCAGACGATCATCCGCGTGTCGGTCACCGCCGCGAACTGGATCAAGGAGAACCGGCAGCTCATCGCCACGGTCTTCAAGATCGCCCTCGGCGTGGCCGCCGCCGGTGCGGCGCTGTTCGTGCTGGGAACGCTGATTTCGGGAATTGGCAGCGCCATCGGTTTATTGGCGTCGCTGGCGGTCGGGTTTGGCACAGCGCTCGGCGTGATCGGAACCATTCTGGGAGCGCTCTTGTCGCCGGTGGGGGCAGTCACGGCGGGGATCGTCGCCCTGGGCGCATACCTCTTATATGTGTCCGGTGCGGGGTCCGCTGCCTTGGATTGGCTGGGGCGGCAGTTTGCGGCACTGCAAGCAGAAGCGCTGGGGGCGTTTCAGGGGATCAGTGACGCCCTCGCCGCTGGCGACCTGGCGCTCGCGGCCAGGATTCTCTGGCTGACACTCAAGCTGCAATGGCAGAAGGGGATCAATGCCCTCAACACATTGTGGCTGAACGTGAAGGCGTTCTTCGTCTCGGTCTGGACGGAGGCGGATTACAACGTCGCCGCCATCGCGACCAATGCCTGGGCCGGCCTGCAAACCGGCTGGACCGAGACGGTCGATTTCCTGGCCGACGTCTGGTCGTTGTTCACCACGAGTCTCATCCAGGGCTGGCACTCGACCATCGGGTTCATCCGCAAGGCGTGGGTCCGCCTCAAGTCGCTTTTCGACGAAGACGTCAACGTCGAAGCCGAAGTCGCCCGGATCCACGACGAGGTTGCCGGCCAGAACGCAGCCGCGACCGAAGCCCGCGATCAATCAATCTTCTCGCGGGAGAAGGCGCGGCGGCAGCGGCTCTCTCAAATCGAACAGGGGCGGACTGGCACGCTCGACGAACTCGAACGGATGCGCGAATCCGAACAGGATCGGCATCGCCAGCAGTTCGAAGCCGACGTGAAGGAGTCCGATGCCGCGTTGGCCGCAGCCCGAAAGGAATGGCAGGCGGCCTTGGAAACGGCCGCGGAGAAACGGTCGGCTGTCGAAGGGGACGCGGCCAGTCGTCCCGACCGAAGGAAAGAGCTGAACGATCTCTTGGCCCAAGCTGGCGACGGGCTCGACGGAGCGGCTGCCAAGGTCAGCGTGAGCGGGACGTTCAACGCCGCGGCCGCTGTGCGGGGACTCGGCGGTGGGACTCACGGCGAGCGCATCGCGAAAGCCACCGAAGAGACTGCCCGCAACACCAAGCGGCTCCTCGACGAGGCCCATCACGGCGGCCTGCAATTCACCTGAGAAAGTTGAATGGCCGTTACCGTCACCGAGAAATGGGAATCGCGCGAGCAATCGGCTGGCGAACAACCGTCCGTCGACCTCAAGTTCCTCGTCGTGGGGACGGCGGACGATATTGCTGCCCACAGCGAACTCATCGCCCAGACGCCGACGACATACAATGGCCTCGTTCGGCAGTCGACGCATCTGGAGCGGATTGCCGAGGAAGCCTGGCATGGCTCGGTCCGCTACGGCCCTTACGAGCCGCCGCAGACGGGGGACTCGTCCTACTCGTTCGACACCGGAGGCGGGACGCAGCACATCACCCAGTCGCTGGGGACGGTCGGCGCGTGGGCCGCGCCGGGACTCGTTCCCCCCAACTTTCACGGCGCGATCGGGGTCGGCAAGGACGCGATCGACGGCGTCGACATCACCGTCCCGGTCTACCACTTCGGCGAGACGCACTAAGGTCGTCGAGGCGGGCATACAGGAGGCGGGTGGCCCAAACCACGCTTTGGGCGTCCGGGATGGAGGCTGAAGTCATTTCCCCAGCTCTTTCGCGATTGCGTTCCACGGCGTCAATAAGATGCTGCAACGTTTCGTCGCCCCCGTGTGGCAGCCGAAGACGCCCTGCGGAAATTGATCACCGGCCGGGCCTTCGAACACGTCGATGCCATCCGTTTCTGCGGCGCCCTGAATCGCGAAGCTCCCCACAAACTGATGGCCGTTCGTCCGCTCGTACACAAAAAAAAGGTCCGCGCCCTG